TTATTTTTTGAGGTCTGTGCGTGCGCCCCTGCCTGGTCGGTTCTTGTTCCATTCGTCAATAGTTTCGGGTAGCCAGCCACGCACGGCGCGCACTCCCTCACCTACTAGCACATCGGGTTGGGGTAATAGGTTTTTCCCGCTGTAGGATCGTGCGGTTCCGTCGGTTATCCCTATCCGCGCTGCCAAACCGGACAGGGAAAGGTAGTGAATTGGTTTACTCATGATTTTCTTTCTCTTTAGGTTTTAGCAACATGTAGGTGGTGGCAAGGGCGCATGTAATCCAGATTGCGCCTGCGCCGATGGAAAGCCAGGCTGGGGTGGTGTGCTTTGTTGCAGTGTAGAAAATGTTCCAGCCTGCGTAGAGGAGGAGAAGTATTGCGAACGAGTTTTTCACGGGTTGCCCCTTTCGTGGTATGTTTGTTTTGAGGGGTAGGGCTAACAGCCCGGTTGGTTTTCCGGGTGTTAGCTATGGAGTTTTATTTCCTGTTTTGCCATGTGGTGATGAGCGCTGCGATTGCTATGACCACGTTGGCTACGGTGTTTATTATGTCCATGTCTACCCCTCCTTTCTACCCATAAGTATAGCGACTAGCTTCGCTAAAGTCAACTGCAATTGTTTGGAATGAGCTATTTGACTAGAGTATTATGAGAGTGTGAGTGGTCTTGACTGTTATGGTCTGTAGCTACTTGCCGGTCTTGACTGTTATGGTCTGTAGCCGTTGGTAGGGTTTTACCTATAAACTTCAGGCGGGGCGCATGTTAGTGTGCCCCGCCAAATCTTTTTTAGAACACCTTCGAAAACTTCTATTTCTGCAGGTCGGTTCTGGCTCCTCGCCCGGGACGGTTCTTATTCCATTCGTCAATAGTTTCGGGTAGCCAGCCACGCACGGCGTGGATGTTTCCTGGTGCGCCTATGAGCGCATCGGGTTCTGGGAGCCTGCCTTGTTTGAGGTAGCTCCGTAGGGTTTCGGGCTTGATCCCTAGGCGCTCCGCGAATCCTGTTGTGGAGAGGTAGAGGACTGGTTTAGGGGTGTTCATTCCTCGCCGCCTTTTCCTGTACGGTTTGGAAGGGCTGCGTAGGTAGCTCCAGCGAGCCAGAGTGTTGCTACGGTCGCTTCTAGCCATGTGGGTGCTCCGCCTGTTATGCATGCGAGCATTATGGCGTATCCTGCCAGGGCTAATGCTAGTGTTGTTTTTTTCATTGGGTTATCCTTGGTGTTATAGTGTCTTGTAGGAGGGGGCGCTAGCCCCTACCGTGTGGTAGAGGTTAGCTTTTACAGTTTTTACTTCCGGCGGTTTTGCCAGATGCTGTAAATTGTTAACGCGACTGAGATTGCGGATAATATCAGTGATGCGATTTCCACGCCCCCTCCTTCTTTGTTTTTCTGTAGGGCTCTTTGCCTTACATCTATAACTATACCCCAAAAGCAAGTTAAGGTCAAGGGGTTTATTCAATAAAACCAAACGAAAACCGGTACACCCCCACACGCTCCACCGGCACCCGCACTATTTTTGACACGAACCAGAGGGGCGGGGAAAACAACCCCCGCCCCCTTGTTTTACACGTCTTGATTCTCCTCTCCTAAATCCTCGTAAGGGTCTGTCGGGTGGTGTTTCGCCGCCCTCCAATGAAGCTTCCCACCTGCCTAACCGATGTGACAGGCTGGTGGTGAACCTATAGCCACGTTGACGGAAAACCGTGTAACGATTAGAGTGATAAGACAAGAGAAGGGGAGCGAGTGGGACATGAGCCAGAGCTTTATAACGGGAATGAAGAAAGGGATGGACATCGTAGCCAATCCCAGCCCGGAGAGGCTTCAAAAACTTCGAGAAAATCTCTCCAAACAGGACATGGTAGCCGAAGCGTGGATGGCGACGGGGCGGCAGTTAACTCAAGCCATGAACTATTACCAGAAAACGAACAGCGCTTACACTCTCAAGCGGAAATAATTCAGGCTCTTCACACAAGGTATGAAGGGCCTTTGCCAACCCCTGAACTTTTAGCGGGCTATGGAGAAGTTGATGTGTCTTTCCCTGAACGTATTGTGGCTATGGCTGAAAAGAACATGGTTTCGCAACACAAGGTTATGGAGATGTCGGCGCGGGCGGAATCGCGTGGGGTTTTAGCGGTTACGTATAGTTTTGCGTTGTTGCCGTTTGGTGCTTTGGGTGTTGCTATTGGTGGGTTGTTTGCGGGTAATGATATGGTGAGTATTGTTTCTTTGTGTGCTACGGCGCTTACGTCTGCTCCGTCGATTGTTCGTGAGTTGCGTAAGCGCCGTGGTGATTGATTTTAGCTAGTGCTTGTTTGTTTGGTGCGTTTGCCTTGTCCTGGGCGATTCTTGTTCCATTCGTCTATTGTTTGGGGTAGCCAGCCTCGTACGGCGCGGATTCCTTCGCCGATGTAGGCGTCGGGTTGGGGGAGGTATCCACGGCTTGAGTATCCTCGCATGGTGCCTTCCGTGACGCCTATGTGCTGGGCTACTTGGGTGAGCCCAAGATAGTGTACGGGGCTATTCGACATTGTTCTTCTCCTTGTTTGGTTTGAGTGCGTGGATTCCTTCGGCGGTGGCGAAGGTGAGCGCTGCTATGCCGAATAGGGTTTGGGCTATCCAGTGCATGCCGATGTGGTGGCCGATGATGACGATGGTTGCGCAGAACATGAGCCATGCTGTGTTTTCTCGTAAGGGTTTCATGTTGTTGGCGGAAATGGTAACCTAGGGGTACCAACCTCCCGGCCGGCTTGCCGGGGGCTGGTGGAAGATTTATTTATTCATCTTCCTTGTTTTTGGATTTCAGAGCTTTTATCAGGTTAGCAATTCCGCTGATGAGAGCTCCTGCTCCTAGTAGTATTTCTCCTAGGTGTTCCATTTTCCTCCTCCTTTCTGTGTGATTGGGGGAGGTTTTCTTTTCCCTCCCTGACACCAATAATTATAACAGGCTATAGCCGTGCAAGTCAAGGGGTTTATCCACAAAAACACACAGAAAAACTCGCAACGATGCAAGAAAAACAACCCCCACTCTCAGCCCACCCCCTGATTGCGGGGCGGGCTGGATCTCTTTATTTATGTAAATCTGTCCTAGCGCCCCTACCGGGACGGTTCTTATTCCATTCGTCGATTGTTTCGGGTAGCCAGCCACGTATTGGGCGGTCACTATCTGGGCTACCTATGAGGGCGTCAGGTTTGGGCAAGCGTCCTTGTTGAAGATATCCGCTAATAGTGTTGTTGGTTACGCCTATTCTTTCAGCTACGCCCCGCGAGGATAGGTAAAATGTGGGTTTCACTTCTCTGTTCCTTTCTTGTGGGTTGCGTAGGCGCTAATAGTGGTTGCGACGGCGAAAAGCGCGGTGGCTATGCCGAATAGTGCGGTGGCCGCGTGTGCACTGTTGTGGCGTGCATAGATTGCTACTGCTAGGCAAATAATTGTTCCTAGCGCGTTGATTAGGGTTTCTTTCATGGTTGTTTTGGGAAATGTTTTTCGGTTGCCGCGGTTCTTAGCTACTGTGTTACTATGTAGCTAAGAATCTGGCTAGTAGCTTCTTACTTCTTGAGGGCTTCAATCAGTTTGGCTACTGCTTTGATAATTTGGGCTGTTGCCCCGATTATTGTGGCTATACCGAAAAGGTTCATTTCCTCCTCCTTTCTTCATGTTTGGGGGAGGTTTTCTTTTTCCTCCCTAACACCTATAACTATACACGAAACCCCACCTAAAGTCAAGGGTTTAAACTCTGAAAATGAAGCAAAGTCCCAGTTTTAGTCCCAGAAGTCCCAGATATAGACCGGAAACGCCCTGAAAAGTCCCAACTAGCACACCACCCCGCGCAAAATTGGACACTTTGAGACACGCTGGGACAAAATCCCGACTTCCAAAATCTCACGGTTTCTCACGAAAAACCTCACGATTTCTCACAAGAATTGTGACAGCTTGTGATAACGCGACGGAAAACAGCAAATAGACACAAAAAATCGCCCCTACAGGTGTTGATAGGGGCAATTTTTCATGTTTTATACGTCCCGGCTCTCCTCACCTAAACCCGCGTAAGGGTCAACCGGGTGGCGTTTCGCCTGCGCTACATCCACATAAGAAGAAACGCTAATAGCGTTTTCGTCGTATTTTTCGCCGGTCTCAGCCTCGTAAACCACCTGCCAAGCAATCAGGGCAAGAGCGTCACAGAGGTCGCACATTACGTCAATAGTCATTATCTGTTCGAGCTTTAGCATGTAGCTGAGGCGCGTTAATGTGATGCCGGTTTGTGAAACGAGTTGGCGAATGGACATGCCTTTTTCGTTCATTTCGCGCCGGATAATTTCAACGACTTTTCTGTTCAAAAAGCCAGGAAGCAACTTTTTAGCCATACACAAATGGTTGCATATGCGAACGAAAGAATCAACACGAGATTAAATGTTTGCAAAAGCGAACAGCTTGGTATAGAATGTTCGCATAAGCAAACAGGAAAGGAGCTTACATGAGTATCGCTAGTGAAGTCCGTGCGGAAATCGCTCGGAAAAACATCACAGTGCAAGACCTCGCCGAGAAAACAAACCTCAAAAGAAGTTATCTATCTCAGCGCCTCAACGAGCATAAAGAATTTTATGTAGACGAATTAATGAACGTTTCCCGTACGTTGAACGTCCCCGCATGGGAACTAGTGCGCAGAGCCGAAGAAAACCAGCAACAAAAATAAGCCCCTACCCGACCACAGGTAGGAGCTTAGGAAAGGAAAACAGCATGAGCACCAACATTTATCAAGCCACCTACCCGCAAAACCCGCAGGTAGACCTCATCGACAACAACGGAAACATACATTTCTACATACCAACCATCAACCGGTACGTCACATACCACAACACACACCAATTCAAAGACATGCTATACGGAACAAAAACATTTTCCCCACTCAAAGACAAACCACAAGCACTAGAACAACTCCTGGCACGCTACAAAAGAAAGGAGCAAAAACGCTCATGAAACCTGACCATCCAGATCACGAAAGCCTACAGGAAGACATCCTCAACGCCATTACGCAAACCAACTCCAGACTAGTCCTACTAACACAAACCATCGCGGCAACCGTGGCCATTATCCGCGCAAGAGGACGGCTAGAACCCCTGGAACTCCTCGAAAGTCTCACCAAAATGGGACACGCCATGAACGCCTGCCTGGACGAAGCAACCGAAACAATGCACACCTTCCTCGAGAAAGAGAACGAATAATGCATCCAGTACAGATAGCACAAGCAAAAATGGACCTCATCCGCTCCGCCGTCGGAATACTCGACCGCGCCTATCTTCACGATAAAGCCAGCCAAATCATTGAAGAAATCATCCCCGCAACCTACGAGATACTCCCACCCTGGCGTGAAAACGAGACAAGCCCAGAAACCCCACCGGTTCCTGAGCCTGCCCGTCTAACAATCGCTAAATATCTTGAAGAAAAAACCGGGACAAACAAACTATCCAACACGTTCGCCCGAACACTCCTCAAGACCTATCAAGAATTCTACAACACGACCCCCGCGAAAGACCATACGGGAAGCAAACCACACGGCACCTACATCTACACCGAGTCAGACCGATGGCTATTCGACCTCACATGGCACAAACTCACGAAAGGAAAACAAAAATGAAGCCTTTCACCCACCTAACTATCACCATAGCGCTCGCGGTTATCGCGGGCATGACCGCAGCCAACGACATGCCAATCGGTATTTTTATCGGCGGTGTCGCCGGTATTTGGGCAGGCATCGCAGACGAAGCATATCGAGAAGAAGCGCGTAAGCGCGAAGAACGCGCACGACACGCGGGGCAGGCACGCAGTTTTTCACGCGCCGAACACATGGAACAAGCCGCGAAATATATTCAAGGCAGGTACTGATGAGTAAACAGCCTGATCTTATTACAGCAAAAGAAGCCGCACAAAAACTCGGCATCCACCTTGACACCGTATACCACCTACTTTTAACAAAGAAAATCCCGTCCTACAAAATCGGACGCCGATACCGGATAGACCCAAGGGAACTAGACGGCTGGCTCATCGAACACCGAAACAAATAAAGGAAAAACATTATGGAAACCATCGAACAACTCGTCAATCTCGCCCTATCCTTGCGTGCCGAAAAACAACAATGCGAAGAAGCACTCGCAGTCACAAACGAAAAAATCGCCCAACTACTCCCTACCGGCGGGACAGTAGGAGACCATCGCGTGAACGTCACCAGGCGTAAAACCCTCAACATAAAACAGCTAGAAAAGGCCTACCCTGTCGCCAAATTCGCTCATTTATATGAACCGAAACTATCCACTAGCGCGGTAAAAAATGCGTTCAGCCCCACCCAGCTTGAACGATTCAAAACCGAATCTAGCACCCCAACCGTCACCATACGATAGGGAAAACGAATACGCATGAGCACCACAGACGTGAACGATACAGGCGAACTCATCGGCTACCAAATCCAAGACCTAATCGAGAACGCTATCACCAACCAGCCCCGCAGTCTGCAACGCATGATCGGCCCCAGCGAAATCGGGAACCCCTGCACCCACTGCCTAGCCGCACGGCTAGCTAGCTGGACAAAAACCGAAACCCGCGTCCCCTGGCTCCCCTATATAGGAACAGCCGTACATGAAGCCTTACAGGGTATTTTCGACACCCTCCAACAGTCCAGGAAACCAGATGATTTGGAATTTTGGACAGAACGCAAGGTGACTGTCGGCACCTTGGCAGGGAAACCTATCACTGGTAGCGCCGACCTGTTTATCCCCAACGTGCGCGGAGCATGCACACCAGGCATCAATATTGACTGGAAAATCGTCGGCAAAACCACGCTCGACACCGTCAGGCGCACCCACTATCCAGGCCAACAGTACGAAATCCAAGCCCACCTGTATGGGTTGGGGTGGGAAAACGCAGGCCAAAAAGTTAGCCACGTATGCGTATTTTTCATGCCCAGGAACGGTATGAGCCTATCTGGTGGCTACTGGTGGAGCGCCCCATATGACCCGCAGATAGCTAAGGACGCGTTAGGGCGTCTCGCCTCGCTCTATACGAGCATGACCGCAATCACAACCGCACTAGGAGCCGAAGGGAGAGACACATGGATTGCCAGCCTAGATAGAAACCCCGACTGTTGGGACTGTCGGAAATACCCCGACTGGGTCAACTATACAACCCCGAAAATCGAACAAACAACCATCGACGACATCATTTAAGGACAACAATCATGAATTTTACATTAGATCAAGCACTCGCTAACGGATTAACCCTCAAGCCCGAAAATGTTGGGGAAACCATTACCGGGACCATCACAGGGACAGAGGTAAAACAAGTCATCGAATACGGGGGAACAAAACCCCAAACGTGGAGTGATGGAAGCCCACAGCTTCAGATCCTTATACGCCTCACCACTGCGGATGGTGAAGGCACCGTATATGTTAAAAATTGGGGCAAGCAACGCGCTGCACTCCTATCTGCGATCAAAAACGGTGGTTTCGAGACAGCAGGGACAGCTTTAGCCCCGGGAAACCGTTTCAGCGTGACATTCGTGGGTGAGGAACCGAACGAGAAGAATCCGCGTTTGAACTCCGCGAAAATCTATCGTTACGAGATTCGGGCGGGCGCAAACCCACAGGTTACACAGGCTCTCGATAATTCCCAGTTTGATAACGAACCGCCAGTGGGGGAACCGGCTCAAGTTGACATCCCCGCACTTATCAAGGCCGGCATGAGCGACGAGCAAATTTCTGGCATGACTAGAATCCCTGCTGACACCATCGCATTCATCAGACAACAAGCCTAACCGCTCTTTATGCCCTAACCGCGTGAGGGACATAGGCGGGTGCAAGCCCCGCTAGGGCACCAAAAACATTCTTTTGTAGAGAGAAAGGAAACGAATGTCGCTGCTAGAGACAGCTGTCCGTGCCCAACAGGCAGGCATTGTTACGATTCCTATCACAGGGACGGCGAAAAAGCCGGCGGTGCGTTGGAGGGGACCCTATGCGGGTCTTACCGAGCAACAAGCACGCTACTATTTCGAACATGAAAAATATGGTTTAGCGGCTGCTATGGGACAGCGCAGTGGCGGTCTTATCATGCTCGAAATTGAGGGACGCGCCACAACAAAACTCAAAACGCTCACAGACACAGCTAGAGAGCAGGGGCGGGCGGAGCTTTGGCAACGGGTTTGTAGCGGGGCATGGGAACAAACCCCTAGCGGGGGCTATCACTGGTACGTCAGACTAGCCGACACTACCGATTTTCCGCATAACACGAAACTCGCCCTGTCTTCCACGGGGGAGGTTTTGGCCGAAACCCGCGGGGAAGGAGGCTACAGTATTATAGCCCCCACCCCCGGAGCGTTTCATTCGAGTGGGAAACCGTGGAAAACAATCATTGGGGATATTACGACCGCCGCGCTCGTTACTCGTAGTGAGTATGAGGCGTTGTGTAACATTTTCCGCTCCCTCGACGAAACAGGGACTAAAGCCCTAACGGTTGAAAAGGTCATAAAAGTCCCGACCTGCGTACAGGGCACACGCCCAGGCGACGACTACGCCGCTAAAAACGACTGGGCAGACATCCTCACACCTTTGGGGTGGACATACTCCCACAAAGACCAACAAGGCGTCAGATATTGGGTACGCCCCGGAAAAACAGTCAAAGACGGACACAGCGCCACCACCAACAGGGACGGACTAGACAACCTCTACATATTCTCATCTAGCACCGGCTTACCTACCGAACAACCCATATCAAAACTCCATTTCTACGCCCTCACACACACGGGCGGCAACGACACCGAAGCCGCAAAACAACTAGCACAACAAGGCTACGGAACACCCACCCTCCAGCCACGAGACCCCACCGGGCTAGACGACTGGATCAACCTCAAAACCCAAAACGACGGAACCATCATCAACACCACTACCGGCGAAATCATCGACACCTACACCCTCACAGACGACGGAAACGCCCTCAGATTCGCAGACAAATACCCTAATTCCTACAGGTGGATAACCGATTTGAAAACATGGGCGACATGGAACGGCCACACATGGGACACCACAGCAGACGACGCACCCATCATCGAAGCCCTCAGACAACAAGCCCGCAACCTACCCGCAGACGACAAAGCAAACATCGCATACAAAATGAAAAGCCTATCCAAACACGCCGTTTTCAACGTCGAACGCCTTTTACGTGCACAGTTCGCGACCCCTATCACCACGTTTGATGCCGACCCATGGCTACTCAACACCCCCGGCGGGCTCATCGACCTCAAAACCGGCAAAATCACAGCCAACAAACCTAACGATTACTGCCTACGCTCCACCACCGTCGCACCCGATTTCACCATGCCCACCCCCCGATGGGATGCGTTCCTTGCACAAACATTCACCGGAAACCCAGAACTCACCACCTATATACAGCGCGCAGTCGGCCTCGCCCTCATCGGACAAGTCCTCGAACAAGAATTCTACTTCCTCCACGGAACAGGAGCCAACGGCAAAAGCGTCCTCCTCAACGTCCTACGGCGCATACTCGGCACAGGCACAAACGGCTACGCCGTATCCCTACAATCCATAGCATTCACCCAAGGAGCCGAACGCCGCCACCCGGCCGATATTGCCGCCCTAGCAGGCGCCCGCCTAGCCATCACGTCAGAGACCGAAGAAGGCGACAGATTCAGCGAATCCCGCGTCAAACTTTTAACCGGCGCAGACTCTATTAGCGCCCGCTATATGGGAGGAAACTTCTTCGAATTCCAGCCCTCACACACCATCATCATGATATCCAATCATGAGCCCGAGGTGATGACAGGGGGGAGTGCTTTTTGGAGGCGAGTCAAAAAAATACCATTCCTTAACATCGTGCCTGAACAAGACCGGAATCCTAACCTGGAAAACGAGTTGATGGAAGAAGCCCCCGGAATCCTCGCATGGATGCTCCAGGGCACCAAAGAATATGTCAAGGACGGCATGTGTGCCCCTGAGGTCGTGAAGGTTGCTACTGAGCGGTATGAGACCGAGCAGGACACCGTGAGGATGTACGTGCAGGACTGCTGTGCTGTGGGGGAGCCTAACCGGCAAGGATATGAAACGCTTGTCGCACGGTTTAGGGGCGAGTATGAAACCTGGTGCAGGCGGAACGGACTGGACTCAGTGAGCGCTAAAGCGATTACCCAGCGGTTGAAAAATTATGGTGTGCGAAGCACGAAGGGGACGGGGGGTGTCCGTTTTTATGCGGGGATTCGGATCGTTATTGAGCAGGGTGAGACTCTCGAGGACGTGATGTAAATGAGGTTAAGAAAAGGGTTTTTGAGGGTTTTATCTGCCACTCTTATCTGCCACTCTAAACAATATCATTGCGGAAACTGTATAGTAGATGGGGTGGCAGATAGCCCGAAAAGTTGCAGATTAGTGGCAAATAAAAAACGCACCCGCCACCCCCTTTTCCCCTTATATTTCCTTATATATCTCTTCTTAGTGGCAGATATGGCAGATAAATATAAAGAGAATATAAGTATAAAAAAAGACATATATATACCTATATATACCCCCTATATATACATATATATAGGTAATGAAAAAAAATCTGCCACCCGCCACGCCCCAGGCGGTCACCATGCGTGAACAAGACCTCGAAAAAAATCTCACAAAAGCAGTCCACGCAAGAGGCGGACTCTCCTGGAAATTCGTGTCCCCCGGCACTGTTGGAGTGCCCGACCGCATCGTCATTCTCCCCGACGCACATATCGCATTCATCGAACTCAAAAAACCCGGAACAGGCAGACTCACAAAAATCCAAGCCTGGAGGCACCACCAACTCAAAAAGCTTTCAGCCCCTGTTTTCGTTATCAACCACCCCGATCAGATAGAACAAACGCTCAACCAGATAGAACAATCATGAAATTCATTCCTCACGACTACCAGAAACAAGCTATTAAATTTTTACTTGACCGCCCCCAGGCATGCCTCATGCTCGACATGGGCTTGGGTAAAACCTCAATCACCCTCTCCGCCCTAGCCATGTGGCACGCCATGGGACAGACACAAAAAATACTCATCATCGCCCCCAAACGCGTAGCAGAACACACCTGGCCAAACGAAATCAAAAAATGGGAACACACCCAACACCTAGAATTCTCGGTTATCACCGGCACGGAATCCCAGCGACTCAAAGCCCTAGCGAACCCCGCCCTCACCCACATTATTAGCCGTGACAATCTCGCATGGCTCACCAAACAGCCACACCCCACATACGACATTCTCGTATTCGACGAACTCAGCAGCTATAAAAACCCAACAGCTAAACGCACCCGCGCGGCTCTCAAACTCTCGAAAACAGCCCGCCGTGTCATCGGCCTGACAGGCACCCCGGCACCTAACGGATATTTAGACTTATTCGCCCAATATCTTGTTATCGACTTAGGGCAACGACTAGGCACATCTATTGTTCGATATCGCAACACATATTTTCGTGCAACAAAATACGTGTATCAACGCCCCGTAGGGTGGACACTCACCCGTGAGGGCGAAGCCACCATCAACGGGTTAATCAAAGATATTACTCTCTCGATGAAAGCCGACGATTATCTCACGATGCCACCTATCACCTATACAACAACAGTAGCCAGGATGAGCAGGACAGAAACCGCCCGCTATGAACAATTCAAGAAAAACCTCATTATTGAAATTGAGGGCGAAACCATCATTGCCTCAAACGCGGCGGTACTCTCCTCAAAACTTTCACAATACGCCAGCGGGGCAATATATGCCGAAGACGGAACACCCGCCCATGTCCACACCGCCAAGATAGACGCACTTGCCGACGTTATCGAAGCCACAAACGGGCAACCCCTCTTGGTTGCTTATTGGTTTAAAACCGACCTTGAAGCCCTCACGAAATATTTTCCAGACGGCCGGGTGCTAGAAACATCCAAGGATTTTAACGAGTGGAACGCCGGGAAAGTCCCGTTAGCGTTCATCCACCCCGCATCGGTAGGCCACGGCATCAATCTACAGGCCGGCGGGCATTATTTAGCGTGGTATACCACGCCGTGGAGCCTGGAACTCTACCAACAAACAAACGCCAGGATCTACAGGCAAGGCCAATCCCGGCCAGTAACCATCACCCACATAGCTACCGAGGGCACAATCGATGCCCGTGTTATTCGTGCTTTGGAAACAAAACGCACAACCCAAGACGACTTGCTTTCAGCCGTGAAAGCAGAACTCTACCCCGAAAGGAAAAACTAATGGACTATCAATACCTCGCACACGTTTACTCAACAATCATTTACGACCTTCAAGAATGGTTACGTTACGAAATCACCAGATGCGAAGACACCACAAACACAGGTGGGAAAGATTCCATGAAAACAAAACACATGGCGACCGCTTACCTCAACACAAAATACAGGCTCGACGACCTTATCGACGACTACCTCAACTAGCCAAGAAAGGAAACATGTATGCGCGCCAGCCTCGAAACCGTTCTCACGAACCTAGCCATGTGGGAGGAGGAAATTCGAGCAATCGTTGAAAACAACACCGAACCCGCCGGAATAACCTACACGTCCCCCATCACCACAGGCGCAACCGGAGGCGCGATTGAAAGCGCCATCTACCAAAAAGAACAACTCGCTAGAGAGGTAGATGCTATAGCTACACATGCCCGGAATCTTGGCTGGTGCGCAACGGCAACCACGCATCCCGCGCTGTATATTAGGGCGCGTTTGTCTAAAGCCCGCCTCACCTACCCCCACTATGAAACTATGGTAAACAGTCTCGATAAGATACACGAACGATGGAGGGATATTCTCGCTCCCACTCTGTCTGACCACACTTGCCCAATGTGCGGAAAAACCAGACTACATTACCGGAACCGCATGTACGTTTGTCCGGCGTGTGACTACACAGCCACACCCCAACAACTCAGGGACGCTATCTACTGGAGGCTCACCACCACACCCGATACATGGGTGACACGCGAACAGGCTAGTAAGATAACCGGGATATCTCGGGCAACCATAAGGAAGCGCATACAACGCGGAACACTCCACGTAGATAAGCAAGGACGAATCAACCTACACCAACTCACCCACAACACTTGACCCCCCGCCCCCGCCTATGGTAATGTCACGCTTAAGGGCGTGAGTTGCGCCCAAAAACAAGCCCCAGGCACAGACAGCCCGGAGCTTTATCCATATCCGGCCCCGGCAAGCAAGCAATAATATTTTTTGAACCACGCCGGGGCGCAACTTTTCTAAAGGCACCCAAAGAAACGGGTGCCTTTTTCATATCCAGGAAACTATAGCCTCATCTAACCCCTCCCACGTTCCCCTAGCAGGGAGCCCCGCCTACAACCGGGGCGGCCAGAAACCGCCCCCTACCAACTCACGCGCCCCACCCCCCTCGGGTGGCACGTTCAACAAGAAAAGATTAAAGAACATGAGCAAACAGTCCTTACGCCGATGCCCCGCACCTAGGTGCCCCCACCTTATCCTCCCCGGCGTGCGTTATTGCCCAGAGCGCATGCGGGCATATGAGGCAAAGCGAGGCTCGCGCCACGAACGCGGGTACGGAAGGCTTCACACCCGCACCCGGGAGAGGTATGTCCGCAAGCTTCAACAAGGCGAAACAATTTTCTGTGCACGATGCAAGAAAAGGATTATGAGTTACGACCGATGGCACTTAGACCATAGCGATGACCGCATGTCGTATCTTGGAATTAGTCATGCTTCGTGCAATACGCGCGCAGGCGGACGTAAAGCACACAAACAACAGTGAGCTGACAACGCGAAAGACAAAAACACGAAAGCGAAAAAGTATAGTATTTCTCGGTCGGGCAAGTATAAAAGAGGAAATAAAAATAAAGCACGGCAACGAAGTGAAATTGTGTTGTGAAGGGTGGGGGGGGTAACCCCAAAGGCTGGGTGTGGCTGTACCGCCGGGGATAGGGAAAAAACGCGCGAAGTATTCAAACATTTTCACGTCTTACATGGTGAACTGTTTCGTTTCGTGTTTTGATACAAGCTTTTAAGGAGGGGAAAATGGCACGTGGAGGGGCACGCAATAGGGCTGGCTCAATACCCAGGGCTGGAAGCCCGGCAAGTGAAAAGAAAGGCTACCTACCTACAGTCCTTCCAGAAACCGGGAGGGAGGGCAAGGCTCCACGGTTCCCACTCACACCCGCTAAAGATGAAGACGGGCAGCCATTGGCTTCTAACCGGAGGGAGCGCGCGATTTGGCGGGAACTTTGGACAACCCCTCAAGCCGTGCAGTGGGAACAGGAACCCTGGCGGCATTTGGTTATCGCGGAAATGTGCAGAATCCAAGCCACAGTAGAATTAAACCCGGGGAAAAGCGCTGCACTCATCGCACAACTACATAGGTATCGTGACCAATGCGGGCTCACCCCCGCGGGCTTACGCGATAACGGCTGGCAGATTGGCACACCGCAAGTCCAACCTGTGGAAATAGCAGATGAATCTAATGTTATTGATTTGTCCGCGCGTGAACGTTTCAAGGCCGCTCAAGCCAAATAAGGGAGGGCTAAACAGTGCTTTCTTTAGGGTTTCTTGGCGCGGAATGGATTGAGGCGCATTGTCGGATTCCTGACAGTTGGAACCGTGGTGAGCCGTTCGTTCTTGCTGGCTGGCAATTAGAGAATTTGGTTTATTTTTATGAGGTTAAACCGGGTGCGGTGTTTAATCCTGTCCGGCCGGCTGGCGCGTCCGTGTTTGTGTATCGTCGTGGCGTGATTGTGGGGCCGCAAAAGACGGGAAAAAGCCCGTTTGGTGCCGCAATCGTTTGTTTGGAGGCGGTGGGGCCGTGTGTATTCGCGGGCTGGGCTGAAGCTGGCGACATGTATCGGTGTGTTGATAATGGGTGTGGTTGTGGCTGGGAATACACTTACCAGGAGGGCGACCCGATGGGCATGGTACGCCCCACCAACCTTATCCAGTTGTTGGCTACTGCTGAAGATCAAACGGATAACGTGTATGGGCCGTTGAAGGAGATGATTAATCTCGGCCCTTTAGGTGTGCTTATGCAGGTGCGTGAGGGGTTTATTCGGCTTCCTAACGGTGGGCGTATTGATCCAGTAACTACAAAAGCAAGTACCCGTTTGGGGCAACAGATTACTTTCGCGTTGGCGGATGAGTCAGGGCTATATACGGGGAAGATTAAAACGGCGTGGGATACGATGCGGCGGGGTTTGGCTGGTATGGATGGTCGCGGGCTTGAGATTACTAATCCGTGGGATCCTATGGATAACAGTTCAGCTCAGGCGACGTTCCAGTCAAACCAGGATGATATTTATAAGTTTTACCGTCGCCCGCCGTCGTCGCTTTCGTGGGAGCGTAAGCGTGACCGGAAGAAAATTCTTGAATACGTGTATGAGGGTTCCCCGTGGGTGAATCTTGAGACGGTTGAGCGGGAGATGGAGGAACTGGTGGAGACTGACCCTACGCAGGCGCGCAGGTTTTTCCTCAATCAGCTTGTGCAAGGTCAGGGTTCGTTCATGACTGAGGAGCTATGGGATAAAACCGAACAGTTGCAGGAGGTGCCTCAGGGCGCACCTATTTGTCTTGGTTTTGATGGTTCTCGTAGTGATGATTGGACGGCTATCCGGGCTGAAACTTTGGGTGGCTATAGGTTCACCCCGGTGTATGGGCCTGATTCGCGTCCTACCTATTGGGATCCGAAGTTGTGGCCGGGTTCGCGTATTCCGCGTGGTGAAGTAGACGCGGCGATAAGCCACCTGTTTGAATACTATGATGTGCAGCGGCTTTATATTGATCCGAGGCATTGGGAGACTCAGGCGGATAAGTGGGCTGGGGATTATGGGGTTGACCGGGTGGTGCAGTGGCCGACGAACAGTACGGGCAGGATGTTTGATGCGCTCACTAGGTATAGTGAGGATAGTTTCGAGGGGCTCACGACGCATGATGATGATTTGGTTGCACGCGCTCATGCTTTGCATGCTCGGCGTGTGGCTAAACCGGGTGATAAATATGTGTTGGGTAAGCCGGCGGAGCATATGAAGATTGATATTTTGATGGCTGACGTTTTAGCGCATGAGGCGGCGTCTGATATGCGGGCGTTGGGCTGGTCGAAACCGTTTGTTGATTCGCGAATGTTTGTGTGGTGATGTGAAAAATGGACAATACTGAGGTGCTTCGTGTTGGGGATAGGCTTGTACGGGATTTGCGTAAACGTGCCGGGAAATACTCTGATTTTGAGCTGGATAAATATTATCGTGGCGAATCATCGCTCGATTTTATCGGGCTATCGGTTCCTGAAAATTTGCGTGCCTTAGAGACGGTGATTAATTGGCCGTCCGTGGTGGTGGAAGCTATCGCAGAGCGTAGCGAGGTTCGCACGTTGATTAATCGCGAATCTGATAGTGCGGACGCTTTCGCGAACCGGGTGTTTGAAGCGAACGCGATGGATCAGCAGGTGGCGATGTTTACCCGCGATAAGCTGATTTTTGGGCGGGCGTTTTTCCTCGTTGGTGCCAGTAAAGATAGTGATATTCCGGCGGTGTCGGTTGCGTCCCCGCTTGATATGCGGGTGGAGGTTGACCCGGTAAGCCGTGAAATTGCAGCAGCTGTGAAAATTTATCGTGGCGGTGAGCCTAGCTCTGTAGAAGACGCCTCATATTCGCTCTATCTTCCTGATGCCACATATCAGGTGCATACGGTGAATGGTCGGCGTGAAATTGCGGACGCTGATTATCATGGGCTTGGGCGCGTCCCTATAGTGATGGGGCTAAACCGGCAGCTTACAGGCGACTGGAACGGGATAAGTGAGATGGCTAATATTATTCCGGTTGCGGATATGGCTTCTCGTGCGTTGACGGGTATGCAGTTGGCTCTTGAAACTGTGGCTATTCCTCGCAGGTATGCTATCGGGTTGTCGCCCGACGATTTTGTTGGCCGGGATGGGAAGCCTACCACGAAGTGGGAATCTTACATGTCGGAGATTTGGTCGACGGTGAACACTGCGGCGAAGATAGGGCAACTGCCGGGCGCGGATTTATCTAATTATCATGCGACGTTACAAATGTATGGGCGTCTTGCATCGTCGGTGACGGGTTTCCCGGCGTCTTATTTCGGGAATTTTAGTGCGAACCCCGTAGCGGAGGGTGCTATCCGTGCGGAGGAGGCGCGCCTGGTGAAAACTGTGGAGCGGAATAACCTTGAGGTGGGTAAAGCGATCTCGTGGGTGGTTGATATTGCCACGAAAATAGTGAATCCCCTTGACGAGTGGCCTACAGGTAATGGGGTGCGCGTCGAGTGGGTGGATCCCGGGACGCCTACCTATTCTCAGCGGGCTGACGCGCTGCAGAAGCTCGCGGGTGGTGTCGCAGTAATTTCTCGTGAGGATGCTCAAGATGAGCTGGGCTGGAATGAGGCTCGGAAGGCACGTTCAAGGCAGTATTTTGAGGAGCAGGAACTTTCCGGTATTGGTGGGAGGATGTTAGCGAAGTATGGCGAATTCCCAGAATCTGCCGAAGAAAGCAGTAGCTCATTACCGTAAAATACAGGCTCGGACTGTTGATGCGTTTGTTCTTGCCGGTGAGACGATAAAATCGGTTAACCCGAGCTTTATTCGCGAATCTTTTACGGAAGCTCTGCCCGATTTGGTGGTGGGGCTTTCTCATATTCAACGTGAAACAGCTATCGACGCTGCCAGTTATGGTTCAAGTGTTTTGGTTGAAACGGGTGGGTATGAGCCCGCGGAGGCGTTCGTGAATGTTGAGGCTTTTACGGGGTGGGCACCCTACGGGAACACCCTTGTCGAAGCCGTTAATAGCGTTGTTCCTTATACGTTAAAGCGGATAGGGCAAGGCTTGGGGGCTGATAAGGCGTTAGATCGTGCACGCTCTTATCTTCAGTCGATTAGTGCGGAATCTATCCGTAGCGTGGCGCGCGATGTGGAACATCTCGATATTCTTACGCGCCCGGGCATCGGCTATGTGCGTATGTTGAACCCGCCGTCGTGCATGTTTTGTGTGTTGCTAGCAGGTAGGCGTTATGCGTGGAATCAGGGGTTTGAGCGTCATCCGCAGTGTGATTGTGTGCATGTGCCTTGTAACCAAAAGCAGTTGGCGGGCGCAGTGCAAGAGGGCCTAGTTCTCGACCCGTATGAGTATTTTGAGTCGTTGGATGAAAAAACTCAAAACCGGGTGTTTGGTGTGGGGAATGCTGAGGCTATCCGGGCTGGTGCTGACATGTATCAGGTTGTCAACGCTTCCCGTCAAAGTAGCCTGTATATCAATGTTCCGGGCAAAAGGCGCACCTGGGAGGGCATTTCACGGCGTGGGTATGCTGGAAAACATGGCGGTGGGTTCGCCAGGATCACACCGCGGGGACTTTATGAGCTTAATCTACAAAGGGGCGGGAGTCGGGAAAACTATTTGCAATTGCTTGAAAGTTATCACTATATTCTTCCGGCTGGTCAGGTTCCTGGCGGGAGTATTCGCGGGAACAAGTTTGGGTATGGTCAGTTTGGTAAGGGCGGGAAGGCTCGGACTGCTTCGGATACTGTGGTGAAAGCGCTACAAGCCGGTAGTAGGGATGGTTTGACTCGTGAAGAGTTTCGGTATGTTGCGACCGTGCGTGAACGTAGGCTTTTGGATGCGGCAAGGGATTATGAGGAGGCGTTGCGGGGAAAGAATCCGTATGCTTCTGGTCGTGCGTGGGAGCGTGCCCGTGAGCAGGGTATCCAGAAAGGACGCCAGTGGGCGCAGTTAGAGCCGTTGACGAAGGAGGATGTGGCGTGGGCGGAAACGAATTATCGTCTTGAGCTCAGGCGGTATTTGGCTCCGTGGTCGGGTAAGGATTTTCAGTTGCGTGCGTTGCATCCTGAATTGTTTACGTTGCAAGCTGGTGCTGGTGGGGTGTCACGGGCTTCTAAGTTGGACAGAAATCGATATTCGCCAATCATATAGAAGCATTTTAAAAAATGGTTCTTACAATTTTGGGGTAAAAGGAAATCTGACAATCACTGGTGAATATAGGGGTGTTGATATAGTCTTAAAAATGAATGTACACCACCCTAAGCGCTCCATTCGTTTTTACCCACGTCAAGGAAACGGCGTTATTAAAAAGGAGCGTGGAAAATATGCGGTATGGAAGGAGGGAGGATGGCAGGAATACAAGACTTAAGGTCTGTTAAAGAACAATATGAGCCCGTCCTAGGCAAGTCTCTTGCTCGTGTTGTTTTTTATTGGGCTGAAAGAACTGCCCTGGGTTTAGATATAATTGAAGGGAGCCTTCTTGATGAATCCTTATTCAATGTTTTGTATGAAACATTATCTTTTGCACATGCGGAAGATATAAAAATCCCCTTACAATATATCCAAGAAGCTTTGGTTGAGCTTAGAAAATGTGGTGAGACTGCAACAACGTGGGGAACGATTGATGTAGTTGAGCAATATCTTGAGCATTATTACCCCCACGCCGAACTAATGATTTAGATTAGAAATTAAATACCCCTTACTTGTGTAGGGGGTATTTTTGTACCCGAAATTATTGGAGAAAAAATGTTTAAACAAAGATTCCCCTTGCTACTACGCTATGTCGATACGCCCGCAGAGGGCGGTAGTAACAGCACGGTGGATAATTCCGCGCCCGAACAAACTACTGACGTTACCGAAACGACGGAAGCCGCGGACGAAAAAACAGGCGGTAACGCCGATAAGGTTGCTGAGCTGGAAAAGGCGGTAGAAACAGCGAACGGCAAAATCGTGTCACTTGAAGAAACCCACGCGAAAGCCATTAGTGAGTTAGAAACAAAAAATAGCGAACTCACAACAGAACTTAACTCTGCACACCTGGATACCGAACGCTATAAAGCTGTTGTGGAACACGGCCTACCAATGGATTTGGTGGAGTTCCTCAACGGTACAGACGCAAAAACTATCCAGGCTCAAGCGAAAAAACTTGCGGAACGCCTGGCCGAAACAAGCCGGCCTCGTGCTCCGCGCCCTGATCCAAATCAGGGTACACAAGGCAAGCCCCCGGTGTCCTTGGGCGAAATGTTCGGGGATAGTCTAAACAAGCTTGCCCGATAAAAAGATAGATACCCCTGATGAAAGGAATATAAGAATGGGTGTTGATATTTTCCGTAAAACTTCCGGCGTTGTCCTTCCCAAGGAAGTATCCCAAGATATTTGGGGTAAGACGCTTAAAGAGTCTGCAATCATGGCGGCTACACGTCATATTCAGCTTCCTGGCCCTGGGATTACCATCCCCACGATTACGGGCGATGTTGAAGCCAAGTGGGTGAACGAAACGGATAAGAAGCCGGTTTCCCGCCCGACTTTCGGTGCTAAAGATATTACGCCGTACAAGTTGGCCGTTATTGTGCCGTTCTCTGACGAGTTCGCCCGTGACGCTAACGCGCTTTACAATGAGTGTGCGCGCCGCCTGCCGAACGCTCTTTCTACAGCTTTCGATAAGACCGTGATGGGCGCTGTTGGTAAGCCTGGCGATAATTTCGATACTTTGGCTGATGCTCCGAAGGTGCCGGTTAAGTCCGCCTCTGCGTATGCGGATATGGTGAAGGCTTATTCTGGTGTGGCTGCTAACGACGCTAAGGTGTCAGCTTGGCTTGGCACTCCTGCTTTCCAGGCGCTCCTTATGGGGGCAACCGATACATCTGGGCGTCCTCTGTTCGTGCCTTCCGCTACTGATGTGGGTGAGATTGGCCGGTTCTTTGGCCGCCCAATTTATGACCTTCCGAATGGCCAGGTGGGCATTCTTGGTATCGCGGGTGACTTTGAGAATGCTGCAGTGTTTGGCACTGTTGAAGGCGTGAAGGTTGATATTGCCCGTGAGGCATCTTTGACTGATACGGACGGTACACAGATTAACCTGTGGGAGCGTAACATGTTCGCGCTCCGCGCCGAGATTGAGGTTGGGTTCCGTGTTCGTGACTTGGGCGCGTTTGTCCAGCTCACCACCGGGACGACAACCACAGGTAGGTAAATAGGTGAGGGGGATGGGTGGCTTTCGCTACAGTAAAAGACGTTGAAAAACGGTTCGGCGCGCCATTGGATGCTATCCGCGCTCAACAGGTGGAGGCGTGGCTCGATGATGTCGTTGTAGTAATCCAGTCGCGCATCCCCGCATACTATACGCGGGTGCACAACGGGATTATTCAACGGCGCACCGCGATTCTTGTTGAATGTCGAGCAGTTCTGCGGAAACTTGCTAACCCGGACGGGAAAACGTCGGAACAAATAGACGATTATTCTTATCGGCTCAGCGCGGATTATGCGCGGGGGGAAATCTTCCTTACTGACGAAGAATGGGCGCTACTCGATCCTTCCCTGGGGGAAACCGCTAGTAGCGCTTTTTCCATCTCTACTATCCCGGATAGAAAGGACAACAGGCTATGGTTTACCACTACGGGGCGCTCCACCGGGGGCGACTGGTCGCCGAACAACGCATGGTAACCACGTGTAAAGTGGTTCGTGCCGATGACTATACAGGAGAAGAAACCCTTGTTTATGAGGGCAAATGCCGGGTTCGTTCCACGACGCCGGCTAGTGCGATCATGGCTGACAGTGGGGCATCCACTGCTTTGCATCTGTCCACGCTACATGTTCCCTATAATGTTTCGTTCTTGGAGCGGGGGGACACTGTTTTAGTGGAGGGAAAGACATTCACGATTCGCGGGCAGTCCTCCGGGACTCAACAGACCTCTATGAGGTATCAGATTGAGGACGTGGAATAGGCATGGCATACGTGGAGAATAGTGAGCTTTCCCAACTGGCTGGAGACATTAACGGGCGACGCCATAGTGTTGTGCGGGACATATCGCAGGTGGTGAAAAAGGGTGCAGTGAATATTAAGCGTGATGCACGCGCGAAAATCCAAGCACAAACCCGGGGGAAATACACGTCTCAATATCCGTCCACTATCGACTTTGACATGGTGGACGATTTGAGTGCGGAGATAGGCCCTCGGGCGCGTGGTCAAGGCAACCTGGGGCATTTGTTCGAGTATGGAAGCCCTATGTCTGGGAGTATGCCTCATTTAAACCCTGCTTTAGATGAGGAAATTCCCCGGTTTGTGAAAGCGGTAGGTGATGTGGTTGAACGAATCTCTCCCAAATAGGCTGTTTGCTGTTATTCAGCAAAGTGTTGGGGATGTGAAAGTGTTTGATGGGGTTCCTGCCGTGAATTTGAAAGACCGCCCTGTCGTGCATGTGATTGTGACGATGCCATCGGGAATCAAGTCTTTCGGGTACGTATCGGGTGACGCGGTTCGTGAGGATTTGACGTTTCAAACGATGGTGGTTGTCCGGTCGGGTGCGGGTATGCCGGTGTCTCGTATGGGTGGTGAGGCTCGGCATGTAGCCGGGTTGATCCGTGACGGGCTTCTTTCTTTGCGGGTGCCTAACATGTCTCGCGTGGAGCATCTTGTGGAGCGGGCTTCAACTGATGCTCCAGGTATTGCCTCGCATGAGGTTTTCACGGTGGTAAGCCAATTTAGGGTTCGGGCGTAAACGCTTTGAACGAGTACATATAAAAACATATATTTTTTTAAGGAGTTAAGTCATGAGTCGTGTCATGGTGAATACGGATATTACAAAAATTGCGTGGCTTCCCGGCGGGTTTAAAGACGTCGAAAAGCCTACAATGGCGGAACTGTCGAAAGCAGTGGATATTACGTGCGCTATCGTCGCCGGGTATACGCTCGGCATGGAAGAATCCGACATGGTCGATGGCGAACGTTACCTGTGTTCTAAGGGAAAAGCTAAGAGGCGCGGGGCAGGGAACTATAATGGCGAGTTCACGTTTGGGCGGGAGGCTGACGTTTCCGAAATTGAACAAAACAGTGCTTTCCTTCGCGCGGCTAAGGCGTTCGCCCAACCTGGGGTAGTGGGCGATATTATTCGCCGTGGTGGGGTGGCGACTGATCCGGCCTCCGCACTTCCTGCAAGTGAAGCGTTTAAGGCGGGGCAGACCATCGAAATTTACCGTTTTGAGACGGATTATCCGCAGTATAAGACGGACCAGAACGATGAGGATGCTACGTTTACGAATAAGTTGATTCCGACGGGTGTGTTTAATCATTCGGTGAAACTTCCGACTACCGCCTAAATTTTTTTAGGTGGGCCTATGTGGTTGAGGGTGGCGTGATGTTGGTTGGCGTCCCCTCAACCACTTTTTAACAACCAACAACCTAGCCAACAGAGAATAGGGAATGCGTCATGTTTGATGTGAAAACGTTTGATTTAGCAAAGTTTATTTCTGGGTGTACCCAGGAAACGCGGTTTGTTGATGTGTGTAAGGATAGGGCGCTTTTAGCCCGCCTAGATTATGTGCGGTCTAAATTGCGTGAAGATACTCCGAAAACCACTTATGTGGGTGGGACAAGCCTGGAAAAAGAATTCAAAGCCTTGCAGGATAAGTTGAAAGATTCGTGGCTTCGCGTGGAAATCTCCGCTCCATCCATACATAAATATACGGCGTTCGTGCGCGCTTTCTGTGAAGAAAACGGGATAGACTACGATAATATCGTGGCTCAGGGGGAAGGAATTCCAGAAGAATACGCGGAAGAATACGCGGCGGCTTTCCTTTTAGATGCAATGGTTTTCCCGAAACTATCCTCACGTGAACAGGTGCGTCAATTTTTGGATGCGATCGGGAGCGTCCAGGAAAGAAGCCTTTTAACGACGGCAGAAGAAGCCGTATCAACTTCGCTAGCGTCCCTTGGCCCCGATTCGGTTTTTTGGCGCATGCCCTCACCCGCCCAGAATGGGGAGGAATCCTAGCAGGCCTTCAAGCCGCGCAAACATATAAGGTTCGCCCCACAAAGTGGTTTAATACGGCGTGGGATGGATTGTGGAGCGAGGTGGATAAACGCTTGGCGGAAGCCGTGATTGTTTATGAAAAATCTTTGTGTGGCGGGTGTGGCCATTCTTTGCTTCGCACGGGCGAAAAGTTTATTGAAGGACATTTGACGGTAAAAGAACATTGGTGTGAAGGATGCGTCCAGTTGGGCAGATACCGGCGGGCACACCCGAATCCGCCAGAGGGCTTATCTGCGTATGTAGTAGATGATGGGAAATAAGACAGGAGATGGATAGTGGCAGGGGAAAATCGTAATATTAACGTGACCATTTCGGCTAAAGTCGATGGGTACAAGAAGGCGTTAGGTGAGGCCGGGTCTGCCACTTCTTCCCTCATTTCCCGTCAATCCGCGTTGGACAAAGCCTCGAATAAAACGTGGGCGGGGTTAGGGAAGGCAGCGAAAACAGCTGGCGTGGTTGCCGGTAACGTCCTTAATGCGACGGTAGCTGCGTCTATCGGGCTGGGAAAACAAGTTGCTCAAGTGGGTGTTTCCTATAATGGGTTGCAACAAAACAGTCGCGCAGCTCTTTCTGCCATGCTGGGCGGTCTAGAAGCAGCGAATAAGCAGATGGATAAACTCGACGAGTTCGCAACAAAATCTCCGTTCAGTAAAGACATTTTCATCACAGCACAGCAACAAATGCTTGCGTTTGGGTATGAAGCGGAAAAAGTCCTGCCCACTTTGGATGCTATTCAAAACGCGGTTGCGGCGTCTGGCGGTAACGGGCAAATGGTTGGCGATGTCGCGTTCGTCCTTGCACAAATAAAATCCGCGGGTAAAATCACCGGCCAGGATCTCATGCAGCTTGGACAGCGCGGCATCAACGCGGCTGAGCTTATCGGCAGCGCGATGGGTAAAACAGGCACGGAAATTCGGGAAAGTATCACGAAAGGCACCTTAGGCGCTGATGTGGCATTGGACGCCCTCGCACAATCTATGGGCGCGAAATATGCGGGTGCTACCACGAAAATTAAAGAACAGTTTGGTGGGGCGGTTGACCGTGTAAAGGCGGCTAGGCGTGACATGTCCGCGGCTCTCATGGAACCGCTGGTTTCTAAGTCTGGTGGGGGCATGCTAGTTGGCGTTACGAACCAGGTGGCTGACGTTATTCGCGTGGTGCAACGCAAACTCGTTGAAGCGCGTCCCTTAATTGGGGAAGCCTGGCAGAAAGTCATGGCCCCGTTGAATGAAAAACTCCTTATCGTCCAAAAGGCTATCGAAAAAATTGATTTGTGGAAAGTCGCTGATGGGCTAAAAAGCCTTTCTGGGTATGGAGCTCCCCTGGCTGGGGTGGCCGCGTCGCTTTCCGCGATGGGAGCTAACAGTATCTTGCTTTCCCGGTTGGGGCTTGCAGTGAACCCGCTAACGGCGGGGCTGGGTGCACTTGTTTTAGCGTCCCCACAAGCCCGGCAAGCACTAATGGGGGTTGTGCGGGCTTGCCAGCCCCTTATTCCTATTTTTGCGAATGTTGCGCGGATGTTGGGTGACTTGGTTAACCGTGTAGTGGTGGCGGCGTCTCCAGCGATTGAGGCTTTCGGGCGTATCCTCGTGGAGGTAGGCAGGGCTGTAGGTAGTATTGCTCAGGCAATTCTTCCGATTGTGTCCACTGTGATTCCCCCGTTGGTCACCGTGTTTTCCGCACTGGCTAATGCGGTGGCTAGCATTCCCAGCCCTATCTTGCAGGCTGTGGCAACATTCGTGTTGCTGAAATCCCCGCTCACCTCCATGGGCGGGGTAATAAAAACAGCTATCGAGGGGTTCACGGCTTTGCGGGGTGCCGGGTTTGGGCTCGCTACAACCTTCCAGGTTCTGGCGGCGAACAGTCCCGTGCCCGCAATTTCTAGCTTAGGGAAAGCCTCGTTGCAGGCTGGTGGCGTCATGTCCCGGCTGGGCGGTTTAGCGGCAACAGTGTTTTCGCCCCTTGGCTTAGCAGTAGGTAGCGCGGCCGCCGCTTTCACTCTGCTAAGTAAAGCCCAGGAGCGGGACGCGGAAAAATCACGGAAAACCGCGGCGGCAGCGAAAGCAGCAACGCAAGAAATTATTGGATACTCTGGGGCTCTTACGAAGCTGGGAGCGGTTAAAATTGGTGAAGTCTGGAAAGATGACACTACCGTAAACGCCCTCAAAAAATATGGGCTCACGCTGGAGCAAGTCGCCCTCATGGCATCTCGTGGAACAAAAGGGATGCGAGAGTTTGAAGATACCGTGAACTCTATTGATCCCAATTTTAAATACGACATGGGGAGACCGTGGACGGATGCTGCGCGTACTATGGGGGCTTTCCAGAACATGCGGAAAAGTGTCGAGAAAGCCCGCAAGGAGCAAGAAGCGCAAAAGAAAGCTAGTGATGCTAGTGGCGAATCCGCGCGTCGTGAAGCCTCTGCGGTAGACGCCGCGAAAAACGCATACGATAGGAAACGCCAAGCCATGCGTTCCTCTATCGATGTTGCGTTTGCGTTGCAGGATGCCGTGAAATCCGTCAACGACGCGCTAAATAACGGGGGAACTATTGCCTTCGATGCCTCTGGGGCCGTGGATATTACAGGCAGTAGCCGAGGGCTTCTAGAATCGTTGTCTCAAATTGCGTCCGCGCAAGAACGGGTTTTAACGAACATGCGTGAACAGGACGCGTCACAAGCTGACATTAACGCTAAGATTGGTGATTTTAATCAGGCTTGGGTGGGTGCCCTTGCCCCTTTGGGGTTGACGGATGCCCAGTTGCAACAGGTGAAAATGCAGGTTGGGGCGATCTCGTCCATGTCCTCCCAAGTGATCACGATTGATGTGAACACTGCGGAAGGGCAAGCAACGCTGAATAATTTCCTGACAACAATTAGGAATGACCACTCGGGGATACTCACTATCGATGCGAACAATAACCCGGCTATAGAGAAGCTGGCGTTGTCTTTGGGCGCGGTAAAAAGCGAGACAGGGATTATCACCCTAGACGCCAACAACCACCCAGCCGAAGCCGCGATGCTAGCACTCATGGGGGATATTAATTCTAAGGAAGGTCGCGTGAAAATCACGGCCAACCCGGATGAAGCCCTCGCACGGGCACAAAAAACTGTGGCCGATATCGAAAAAAACAATCCGAAACTGCCCGTAGGGGTAAGAGACGAAACACGAGAGCCAATACAGGCGATACGGAACTGGATTCGCTCACAGTCTGTGACTATCCCGGTGGGTGTGGAACAGGCACGTGCCACGGGCGGGGCTATCTATCCAGTGAAAGGATATATGGCGGGGGGAGCCGTCTACGGAGTGGGACATTCCACCGCGGACAAGATTCCTGCTCGTCTTTCAGGTGGTGAGCATGTGTTGTCTGCTAAGGACGTGAGAGCGGCGGGGGGACAAAACGCGGTGTATGCCTGGCGTGCATCCTTGCATAAAAACCCGGCTAATTCTTCGCCAAGCTTCAGCTTCCCTGAAGGCTTCCATCTGGAGGGCGCACATATCACGGGAACGATCGGTATAGATGGCCAGTTGATTGATGGCAGGATTACTGCCAGGCTTCAAGCGCATCGCCGGGCAGTTCAACTTGTAGGAGGCTAAATGGCTAGTGAATTTATGACGAAAGCCGGGAAAGTAATCCCTTTCGACTGGGTAGCCCCCCACAGTGTCGATAACGGCCTGCAAGTGAAAACCGTATACCCCATAGGGGCACGCTACCCGGTTGTTCGGGCGTTCACCGCTCAAGCGGGAGCCTTTAAGCTCACCGCACATATCGACGCTACCCACACTGATATGTTTCTGGACATGCTGGAATCTGGTGTGCCTATCGGCATCACACACGAAGACTGCACCATTCCCGGATGTGATGTTCCGAAAGAACAGTGGGCGTGGGTAACCAATGCGTCCAGGCAAACATTGGGAGGGGTCACGCAAGCCCGTAACGTTTGGAGGCTTGACTGTACCCCCTCAAACCCGGACACGGTCGCCTCCGTACCCAAAGTAACATGGGGTAACTATCCGCCGTTCAGGTGGGAAATCCTAACGGGCATGAAATGGAAAGAAGTAAAAAATGGTGTCAACCAACAATAAGTATTTACGTATCGAGGCAGGTTTGAAGGTGCGGAATACGAACCGGGAGGAAAAACTATTCCCTCTCCTACCGGGTTCGCGTATCGCCTACAAGGCACTCGAAAACGGGCTAGCCGACTATGTGCTAGATGTGACCATTCCCCGCACGGTTGACGGGAAAACGGTCATCCCGAGCATCCCTAGCGATTGGTTTGCCTGTTGCGGTCAAACCGGGGCGATTGTATGGAAAATCCAGTCGTTTACGGACTCGGTTACGGTACAGTCCCCGTGGTGTGACCTGGAAACATGGGAGGCAGACGAAACGGCTCTCAAACTATCCGGGCATGGGGTGCTCTCCCGCCTGCAACGCCGCAAACTTGCCTACCCGACACAACAATCCCGGTCGCTACCGTGCTCCAGCCTGGTTGAAACAATAGTGCGTCAACACAATATTCCGTTTTCGGTTTCCCAAGGCGTGGGTGTAAACCAGGTGCCAGAAAAATGGGTGGCCGGCACAGACCCTGCAAAAAACGTTATTGAACTGTTGGAGGCCTCTCAATGTGTGCTTCGCTGTGACTCGTATGGGGCGATACTGAAAAAAGCCCCTCAGGTTGAAACACCAGACATATATCTCACTGATGGGGACGATGGCACGCTTGTTGATGTACCTGTCTCGTTTAGCAAACTTGAGGTGCCTAACCATGTGATTGTCCGGGCAACGGGCGCTCCGCCGGGTAAGGAAACACGAAGCAAGGACGATGGGGAGATTGCGTCAGAAGCGGTCGCGACGGGCGATTTTTCCCCTCTCACTTACGGGTGGATATCTGAGGAGGTCACAAATGACGCAATTTTTAATGATGCACAGGCGAAAGCGGTGGCAGAAAACATTTTGGCTACGAAAACACGTTATGCCCGTGTTGCCCGTATCCAGGCGGTCACAACGTGGGATTTGAATCTGGATACGGTTGTTAACGTTACGACGGGTGAGACTCGTCTTAATGGTGTTGTTGTTGGCCTAGAGTGGGTGGTTGATTCTCCTACTATGACTATCGAGGTGGCATGTGGAAAACAATAATATGGGGCTTTTAGGGTATTACGGGGCGGGGAGGCGCGAGTCTACATTTCGCCCAGTGCGACGGTTTAAACTTGTCGGGTTTTCTGATGATCGATCGCTTGCAATTCTTTCTTGGGGTGGTCAAAGGTTCAGGGTGCCTTACGCGTTAGGTGAGTTCTATAGTGGCGAGACGGTGGCGTGCCTCGTCGATGAGGTGAATCGTCCTCTCTATGTGATTGGGACGAGATAGGAGAAAAGGGTATGGAAACGACGATTTTAAAACATGTGATTCCGTCGATGGGGGAGGCGTCGGATATTCAAAAAGCTTTAACTGACTTTGGGCAGTCCTTGCATAACGTAATTTCGGTAGATAGCTCGTCTGAGATTACGGCGATATGCCAGGATGGGAAGCTACCCTCGAAAGTGTTTCCTTTGTTTTTTTGGGACACGTCACAGGGTGCGTTGTTTATCGTGCGTACTAAAACAAGCCATCCGGAGCGTTTGGCAGGGCGCATGCCTTTATGGAAATCGAGTATCGACTATGTGGAGGGGCATGTGCCACTGGCCGGTTATGTGTCTCGTGTGTTAGCGTTTTCGTCACCAGATTCTAATCTGGTGACAGCCGGGTGGGAACTCTCCAGTGATGCGCGCTATTTGACTGTGCCGGAGGCTGGTGTGTATACGCTTTCTGCGTATGCGTCAAAAGGGGGAAACGGTGAAGCACAGTGGTATCAACTCACCGCGACCATGGACGGGCAATATTTTTCGTCGCAAACCTCGGGTAACGGGCAGATGATGTTGTCTGTAACACAGTATATGCCAGCGGGGTCTCGTATTGAATTAGGCGTGTATTTCGCGACGGGGTATGCGTGGTGGGTTGATTCCGGGCGCGTCACGATTGCGAAAATCGCATAAAGGAGGCGACAAACAAAAATGTTAGAGCAAATCGGGATAGATGCAACGATTATTGTTGCTCTTATCGGCGTACTCGGCGTTTTTGCGACTCAATGGGTGAAACGCCGTAGTGACCGCGATTCGGCGCGCTTGGAGGAGAAGACCCGCGCACAATCCTATAAGATTGAGGCTCAAAAAACCGACCTAGACCGCTATCGGGCGGAAATGGACGCTATCCAATCCACCTATATAGGGTTTAAGGAAGCCGTCGAAGCGCTACAAATCACGGTATCTAGCCAGGCTCAACGTATCCAGATTTTGGACGATAGGCAGGTGAAAACAGAAAACCGCCTAGCTGACACACAGCAACAGTTAGAGGGCGAACAGGAGGCGCGTAAGAAACAAGCCGAAATGATACGCCTTTTAATGCTAGACCGTGAGGGGCTCATTAATTACGCCAAACAATTACGCGCCCATATTGAACGACGAGACCCACCCCCGCCCGAAGATTGGCCACGCACCCACGAAAAACTTAACTTGCCACTCGCCTAACGCGGGTGGTTTTTTATATCCAAAAATTTTTTATACCCAAAAAACAAAGGAAAATTCATTATGGCTTACGACTATATTACACAGTATGATGCGAGGGCTTTCACGCCGGGGCGTGAGGGTAGGAGTATCGACACGATTGTTGTGCATCACTGGGACGACCCCGAAAAAAACCACGCTTTGAAGGCGTGTTGAACTGGTTCTGCAATAGTGCGCCTACCTCGGCGCACTACGTGGTAGAAGCCGGGCGTGTAGCGTGCCTCGTATCATGTGCAGATACCGCGTATCATGCGGGAAACTGGGGCATGAACCTACGCAGTATTGGTATTGAATGTAACCCGCGTGCAAGTGAAGCTGATAAAGCAACCGTAGGGGAGCTTATCGCGGATTTGCAAGCAACTTACGGGAATTTGCGGATTATCGGGCATAAAGACGTGAAAAACACGGGATGCCCAGGCAGATATTACCCGCCCGCCCAGATTCTCGCACCCTACATTAAACAAGGCGGTGGCGCTGTAGCATCCCAACCCGCCCCCGTCCCGTCAACCGGTGGCGTGGATATTAACGCTTTGGCTGATGCGGTGTTGCGTGGAGAATACGGCAACGGCGCAGAACGGCGCGCCCGGCTTGGCGGGCTGTATGACGCTGTGCAGGCGGTTGTGAATCAAAAACTCGGCGCAACCGGAGCCACTCGCGGGGCAGGCGTCGATATTAACGCCCTGGCTGATGGCGTGCTCAAAGGCCTATACGGGAATGGCGCGGAACGTCGTCAACGGCTCGGCGTGCATTACGACGCTGTACAGGCAGAAGTTAACCGCCGACTCGGCTACTAGAAGGAAAAATTTTTATGCATATTGACCATATACTCACTGTAGCCGTGCGTGCCTGGCTATATCGTGTGTTTACCGCTATCTTTGCTCTCCTCATAACCTACGGGGTAGTTGACGGCGCACAATCCGGGCAATGGCTCGGGCTAGTGGTTGCTATCCTCGGGTTCGCTAACGCCGGCGTAGCCTCGGCATATACTCCTAGGGACGGGAACCTACAGGCACCTCAACACGAAGCGCGTAAAGAAAAAAGCAAACACGCGTTAGATGAAAAAGAATAGACAAGCCAAGAGGGGTATCTACGAACGCAAATTAGCGTTTGTGGATACCCCTCTTTTTTATTTTTGTATAGGTTAGGGAGCCAGGCTAAAAGTGGAAAAGCGCTGGCTCCCTAGGGTGAATTTGATAAAGAAGTCTTTTCTAGTTTACATGTTTGCTAAGACAGAATGTAAGGGGACAATCCATTGGTTTCCAACCTTGGTGCCAGAAAGTGTTCCTGCTTCAATTCTGTTTTTTACAGCTTGGGGTGTGATCCCTAGTCTTTCGCCCGCTTCTTTGGCGGAAAGGAGGGGGGGGAGGTTGCCGGATTTGTTTTCTATTTCTTCCAGTTGGGAGGGTTTTACTTCGAAGGTGTATGGGGTTCCCACACTTTCAATTAATGTTAGTCCGGTTGTGATGGCTTGCTTTAGTGTTGTTGCGGGGTAGGTGAAGATTGTCCTGTATCCTTCGGGTTGTTCAGCGACGCTTACCCCATAGGCTTCTAAAGCGTCGTGAATATCTTCGGGAGCTTTGGAGGTGGTGATTTCAATTGTTGCCGTGTAGTCCATCGTTTTTTCCTTTGTAGGGTTGCCCCGCTTTCGCGGGGCTTTCCTTTCTGTTATTTTCTTCTTGCCTTTCGTATTTGTGTTTCTGAGTTTTGTTTCCAATTTTTACTAGATGGTGTTGAAGAAAGAATGTCTAGAATTTTTCCTTTTTCGTCTAGTACCTTGTAATGGTTTTTCTTTGTCCGTTCGATTTTGTAACCATGTTTTCTAAGTTCTTTAATCCACTTTTTCACTTCTTTATCTGTCATGTCACCCCCTTTGCTTCATAAAACAATTATATCAATGTCGCAACTTGGTTGCAAGTTTGAAAGTGTAGGGCGTAAGAGGTTCACTTCTACATAAGGTTGGCGAGGTGCCTATCCCGCTCCAAAGTCGAATGCTGATAAATCATCACGGTTTCCGCGTTCGCGTGCCCGGCGCGTGCCATCAAATCCGCTAGCGTCGCTCCTGCTTGACCATATAGTGTGAGTCCGCTATGTCTTAGGTCGTGGAACCGTCCTACATGTATGCCGGTTTTCTTACATGCATCTTGGAAAGCCCGCAAAATCGGTCTGCCGGTTTGTATCCCGCCCTGTTTCGTGGATGGATATAAAAACGCCCTAGGTGATACTGGCACGTGCTCATCAAGAAAACCCGCAATGATAGGTAAATACCTTTCCGGTAGGTTCACGGTGCGATATCCCGCCTGGCTTTTCGGAGCGCCGATACTCATTTCGCCCCTTAGCCCGCGTTTCACTGCTTCATCCACGCGAACGGTACCAGCCACGGCATCTATATCATCCCGGCGCAAAGCTGACACTTCACCAATACGTAGGCACCCGTACGCGCCGAAGATAAGCGCCGGCTGATAATATGCCACGCACGCCTGAATCAGTTTCTCGAGCTCTTCCCTGCTGTATGCATAGCCGGCTCCGCCCGGCGTTTTGCGTTTTGATACGGTAGGCAGTTTTTCCGGCAAAGCATCTAGCCATTCTTTTTCCGTCGCGTAGCCTAGCCCGGCGCGGATAGAACGCAACACGTTACCCGCCGTCGTAGCAGACCGATTTTCAAGGATATTATCGCGAATGGCGGCTATCGCCTTACTGTCGAAATCAGAAAGCAGCCTAGCCCCATATTTAGGTAAAACATATTTTCGCCAATGTGATGCATAGGTGCGTACGGTATTAGGGGAATAGTCCTCGGCTTCCAAGTCGCCAATCCAGGCATCGTAAAAGTTTGCCACCGTCATATCTGACGTTTTGGCTTTCATGCTGGTGGGGTCTATCCATTCGCCGGTGAGGATTTGCGCGCGGACTAAATCTAGGTCGCGCCGTACCTGCGTTTTCGTGGGTTGGGTAGGCGTATAGTAGTCTTTCCCGTCTTTACGGTATCGTCCGTGATAGTTTTTACCACGCTGAATGATAGAGCCGAATAATCTTCTAACCAT